GCAGTCTTGTCCACGTTCTGCGGGTCGGACAGGGTGCCGTAGGCAAGGCCGCACTGGAACTCCACCCGCTTGAGCATGGTATCCATCCCCCGACGATAACTTTCATCGCGCAGGGCAGGGGCAAACACCTCGTAAAGGTTCCGGCCATTGGCCCCGGAGCTGCCGTTCAACCAGTTGCGGTAAAGGCGCTGCTCACGCTGCGGCATAACTCTCTCGCCGTTGATGTCGGGCCGCAGGGCGGTCTGGTCAACGTCAAGGGCCAGCTGCCCGCCGTCATACTCCCACAACAGCCGCCCATACTGTTCATCGGCATCATGGATGGTGTCAACAGCAGCGGCATAGACGCTCACGCCCAGCGGGGAGTGCCGATCAGTGGAATTGCCGCTGGACACTCTGAAATAGCCCCAAAGCGGACGGTCTACACCGGAAAACTCAGTGTGCGGGGAGATCGCGGACCATTCCGGCACATCGGTCAGCGGGACTTCAATGCCGAGGTCTGCACTGGTCATGGAACGGAACGCCTTGACCGTGATGCTGTGCGTGCTGCCGGAAAACTCGTGATCTTCCAGACGGGTATAAATGCGGTTGCCGCGCACCAGATGGTCATAAAAAATAGCCCCGGTCATGCGGCCAGAGCTATCAAAGCGGGTAGGGCAGAAGCAATCCCCCTGCACAGCATCGATCTGGATGCAGCCCTGTGCATCGAGGAAAGGCCGGAACAGGATGCCGCCCAGCGCACAGCCGTATTCCACCGGGGTGCGCAGATCTGCAATGAAAGGCTGCAGCATGGTGCTGATGCTGTCGGCGCGGGCACTGCCGGAAACAATGCATTCCATTTCCAGCGTGGTCAGACGGGCCAGCTCCGATGCAACACTCTGGGCCAGCTTCAGGCTGTGCAGGGCGTTCTTGCCGCCGTGGCACCACGGCCCGCCGGTATCGTACATCTGCGCCCACAGGATGATCGCATTCTCCATGCTGTAGGACACGCTGGCGCTGACGGTGGTATTTTCACCGAACAGCAGCCGCGCTTTCTCCCGCAGCCAGAAAAGCAGTCTATCAAACATTATTTTCGTCTCCAGTCTGCCCAGCGGATCAGCGGGGCCAGTATCGTATAGCAGAAATAGCGAATGTCGTCCATGGCGTGGTCGTTCTCCTTGACGACACGATCTTCCTTCGCCTTGTCGTCCCAAGAGTACAGGCCAAACTCCCGGCGGGATGCCGTGCAGCTTTCGTGGATAGTCACAAGCCCGGCCTGCATCAGGGATGCCACGCAGCGGATGCCGTTCAGCACGTCGTTGTCTGCAGGGATCACCAGATACTTGCCGTGCCGCCGGATGGTCTCGATGAAGGAAGCAGCGGACGGGTCAACCACCACCGCCTGAATGTAATAACCCTTGGTCAGGCGTTCCAGCTCGGCATAGTGCTCTTCGTCCGTGCGCTGCACACGCTCGGCACGGCTGTCAAAATAGCTTTCCTTGATGCGCAGGGCCTTGCCATCATGAATGACCCACAGGCCCATACTGCAGGGGTTGTGCGTGCCGTAGTCGATGGACACGTAAAACTGCCCATCGATGTGGGAAGCATCACCGTGAAAGAGGTAGGTGTCCTGCCCGGCGGAGAAGAAAGGGTATACAAGGCCCTCGGCAGCTTTCCTTTTACCGAGGATATCACGGGCATACCAGACCGTGCTGCGGTCGTAGGTTGCAAGCACAGCCCGGAGCTGGTCGTCCGAAATGCTCATGTTATCGGCAATTGTGAAATGCCCATAGTTGAAGCCGTATTCTGGGTTCTCGTTCTGCTTCTTTTCGTGCAGATTCAGGATATTTTCATAGTACCAGTGACCCTCTGCCTTGGGGTTCAGGTCGTGAAATACCTTTCTGTCCGGGCTGGACAGGGTACGGTCGAATACTTCCTTGATGAAAGTTTCGCTGCATTCATTGGCTTCGGTGATGTACGCGGTGCCGTAGGTGTTGCCCTTGATCAGCTTTTCGTCACCGGCTTTGCCACCACCGGACACCAGCACCACCTTTTCACCGGTGGCAGTCTGGATGTACAGACAGTCGCGGTTCTGGTAGGTGCCCTCACGGCAGCGGCCCTCAAAATAGTTTTTCAGGCCGAAGCCGTCACAGTCCAGAATGTTCAGCCTGGCCGTCGCAGTGGATACGCCCGCAATGAGGTGTATTCTGCTGGGATGCTTTTCCAGAATGGTGCAGTAGGCCATAGTAATAAGCACGTTCTTGCCGCCGCGTTTGCCGCCCTCAGCCACATTGAACCAGTGGTCGAAGCAGTTCCAGAAGAAACGCATCTGGTTTTGTGAAAAAGGTGCAGGGATGTTCATGTCTCAAAATCCTTGATATCGCGGTCAGGCACGGGCCGCTGCAGCAGATCTGCAAGCGTATGCATGTCGTTATTCTGGGCTTCGGTCGTGTTCTCCTGCGGTTTGTCCTTCCACTTGTCTGGCTTCCGGTTTTTCAAATAAAAAATCTGGGCCGTGACGTTTGCAGGCACAACAACCTGTTCCTCCGCATACTCAATGCGTTCTTCTTCAAGCCGCTTTTTTCCATCCACCATGACCTTTTTCAGCTTGATGGGCTTTTTTACGGTCACGGTGCGTGTCTTGCAGCTCTCGAACAGCTCATTTTCCACAATGTAATCAGCGTTTTCCCGCCCTACTTTTAAAGCGTCGGAAATGTCGGGAAATCGGCTTTTCCATTCATTCAGGGTATCGCGGTGTATTCCCATGTTCTGAGCTATCTGTTCCTGCGTCAGGCCGTCTCTAGCCCATCCACGAAGCAGCGTCAACCCTTCCGGCTCTAACCACTGCTCATACTTACCTTTGCGGCCAATCGCAGATCACCTCATTTCAGACCAAAGGTCTCGTTCACATAGTCACGCTTCGTTTTGTAGACGTTGAGCATTTCGCTTTCAAAGCTTTCCCCTCTGAGCCTTCTGGAATTGGCTGTGTTCTGGTACAGCGACTGAAAGCACATCGCTGTCCCGGTTTTCTGCATCTGAGTGGTCTTTGCGGGCTTCCCACCATGAAGCAGGTGGTTCAGGTTATACTCATTCACCTTGAATCCGGGAAGGTCAGAGACACCGCAACAACAAAGGCTGTCTCCCAGTTCTCTTGTTCGGTTTTCTCCGCTGTAAAGAGCAAGGCCAAGTTCATGCGCCCTCTGCTTCAGCTTAAGAATATCGCTCTCGATCAGGGCTTTCTGATAGGTATAATCGCCTGCAACCTTCACAAGGCCCGGTCTTTTGCTTGCAAACTTCATGCCCTCGACAATAACGCCGTAGGCACCAGCAGCCTTGAACTTTTCAAGGTTTTCGTAAACTTCTCCGTATACCTCATGCATGTACGGCTGAATCCTGACGATCAGGCGCTTCACATTCGGAGCAACCTTTCTCGCAATTTCCAGACGTTCTTCAAACGATGGTGCGCCTTCTTCGAGCTTGTCATAACTGCTGCACACCATGCTAATCTGCACAACGCAGTTGCACTTTCTCAGCAGTTCGAGATATTCAGGCTCTGCGATGATCCTTCCCTTTGTCGAAACAACAAAGGGGTATTTGGTTTCAGCAAAGACGCGCAGAGCATTGTAGCTCATTTTGTAGTAGTGCTCACACGGCTGGAACGGGTCACTCACGCCGCCCCAGTGCAACGGAATATTCCAGTCACACCAGTTGGTCTCAGACGTTCGCTTTCCCTGAATCCAGCTCATGAGGGCTTTCACGCCTTCACCTTTCTGCACCTTGCTGATGTCATACTTTCCGTTCCGCTGCACAAAGCAGTATTTGCAGCCGTGCGTGCATCCCTTGTAGGTGTCGAAACGGATAGGCATATCGCACAACCAGCATTGCGACCCGCAGTTAGGCATCTTCATCCTCCATAACGCCGCGAATACAGTTCAAGATGGCTTTTTCAAGCGGCTCCTTCGTGTTCTCGCTGATGTATCCCTTGATTTCTTCCTCGCACTCAACGGGGAACGTGAAGGTCACGGAAAATTCTTTCTTTTCCGAAGCCTTTGTGAAACCGTCCTCCATAAGGCTGTCAATGTAGGATACGCCGGCATCATCGTCCTGCGGAATGTCAAAATCAAAGTCGAAGTCGCCAAAATCGACTTCAAGCAGCTCCCGTTCCAGCTTGGAGAAATCCCAGCCGGTCATTTCGCCGGTCTTGTTCGCCAGCAGGCGGTATTTCTGTTTCTGCTCTTCCGTCAGGCCGGTGTAGCGCACCACGTCGGCCATGTCCACATTGAGCTGCATCAACGCAAGGCGGCGGGTGTGACCGCTGAGAATGACGTTGTTTTCGTCAACCTCGATGGGATCAAGTGCGCTGCACTGCTTGATGCTCTCAGCGCAAGCGTCTACAGCTGCAGGGGAGATCACGCGCGGGTTGTTCTCATACGGCACCAGATCTGAGACCGGCATTTTCAGCAGTTCTTTCTGAATCATCTTTTTTCTCCAAATAAAAAGCCGTCCGGAAATCCGAACGGTCAAAATATCGAATGTGCCGCCAGCTGGATTTGAACCAGCACCCATGGAATGGATGTGCGCAGTGGTTGGCTGTGCAGTGATGTTCCCGTGGTGTCACCAACGTTGTCCCGCCTTAAATGGGCGGCGCTCTGCCAATTGAGCTATGACGGCATATAAGCAGCACCCATGCATTCAGTTTGACGGACAGGCGTAAAACGGGCGGGTGCCGCTGCATCCGGAACTTTCGCGGCCGGATGCCCCGCTATTGCGCGGCCCCCTCATAGGGCACGCAAGCACTCCCGGCAGGGATCGAACCTGCAACATGCGGTTTTGGAGACCGCTGCTCTACCACTTGAG